ATTTTTACCGGGTATAAAATTAAGTGATAATTGATGATCATTTATTTGATACCTGATCTACTGATCTAAAGTCTGCTTTAAGATAGTTAAACAATGGTGGACTGATATTTGAGAATTTCATTCTAACGGCCTCCAATCTAAAAGCTTGCCATTTCGACGGGTTTGTTTTTTATGCGTTGTTAATTTTGTAAATAGTTTCATTTACAACCATATACAAGTCGTTGGCATAAATAAACGTTTGACCATTATATACGGAGTTTCTACCGTTAAAATCATGATATGTTGGATATGAATCGTAAACTTTGCCATCAAATATTAACAGTTTGTTATATTGTTTTGTTACATGAGACACGTCATAATAAGCTGCAATAGTAACAACGTCGTCTATAGTAATTCCGACATCTAATACAAAATCAAAATAGCAATCTCTTAATTCGCAATATGTTGTTGTCAAGTTGATAAACTTTTTTCCGGCATAACTCGGATTATTGTTCCCGATTTTATATCGGCAGTTTTTAATTTTAATATTCGTAAACCGTTTATATATCCCAGAATTTTCATCATATAGGAAGTCGTATATCGGCACATTTACATCGTTATTAAATGTAGAATTTAATCCGGTAATAAGACAATCCACCATATGAATACCTTGCGCAGTATAATTAACGCCGCTTTTGGTAGTATTTACAAATGTAATAATACTGTCTAAATTACAATTACTAAAAACAATAGGTTCAGACACCCCCATTGTACCGGTGTAAGCGTCAACTACATAAGCAGACCAATAATCAATATAACAATTCGAAAAACGGATGTCTATTGGATTCCCGCCTACAAAGAGCCCAACATATTTATAATAAGCACCTTGTCCCGAAATATAACAATCGTTTACAGAACTCTCCCAAAGACCACTGCTTCCGATCGTTCCCGATTGCGCTTCAATAGCAGACAATAATTCAGTAAGATCTTGATAACTAAAAGAGTCATCAGGAACTTTTGCTAATGAGAAAGCCCTGGCTATTCTATAAAACCAACTATCTGATATTCTTGAAACATTAAAATTCCCAACAAGAACAGCATCGAATGAGGTTACAGCGCAATTAATCAGAGTAATAGTATCAAGTGTACTCCCAAGAGATACAAATAATCCTTGATTTTTTAAGTTAATACCATAAAATCCCACACTATCAAAAGAGAGAGCGTTTCCGTTTATACTATCATCGCAAATAATACACGCATGAACCGAAGCGTCAAACTTTAGATTAAATTTCCTACTATTTTGAGAAGAACTCCCAATTACACGCATATATTTCGAGGCTTGTAACGGTGACGTTATATAATATGTTTTAGTTAGCAAAACTATATTCCCATCATCAAACGCAGCTTGCACCGCAGCCGTATCATCTGTTGCACCGTCGCCGACAGCTCCGAACATTTCCGGCGTCACATAATCTTTGATAGTTTTCAGCTTGAGCGAATTAGAAAATTTTGCCTCTGTCAGGCTACCATCTACAACCGTCGTTGTTGCTTCGGGATGGGCGCCCAGCCAATCGTTAACAGCCTGAGCTGTCTGTTCGTCTGTAGGTAGTCCTGTGTCTGCCCACTCTGTAGTTCCATCACCCTTTGTGCGTAGTGACTGTCCATTTGTTCCGTCTGTCGGTTGATTATGTTCGTCTAATGGCTGCGCAACTTTATGCGTACCAAGATTAGCAAGATTAGCAACGTCCGTTTGTAGTGCTGAAATGTCTGATATGTTGCCGCTTAATTCTTCCGTTAAGTCAGTGATCCTGTCTCCAGTTACTTTTGCATCTGCAGCTGCTCCGGAAATCGACAGCGTATTATCAACTGGCGGCGTTGTCGGTGTGACATGCGCAGCAAGCCATGCTTCTGTTACGCTCACGATCTGCGGGCCTGTAATTTCGATAAACTCTCCGCTCTGGATCAGTTCATTGATTACAGTCCTGACTTCATCCTGTACATCTAGATTATCAAACCATGCCTGAAATTCTGCCAGTTCATCATCAACTCCCAGCTTCCATTCATCCATGCTTGTTTTATAATCTTCCCATGCTGCCATTGTTTCGCGTACTTTTTCAATTACCCAGTCAAGGTTCAGTTCATGAAAATTTGCATATGGAAGATTCTGAAAAATTCCAGCCATTCTTATAACCCCCTTTTAATAAACTAATAAGCAGAATCTGTTCTTGAATGACTCCGCAATATATTTTACAACATCAAGCTGCGCGACTTCCCATTCCTGTTTGATCAGATCCTGGGAAGATGTAACACCAATATTTCCGGTTCTTCTTATCGTGCGTTCGTCCTCGCGTTCAGACTCATCACTCCATGTTCCTGTGCTGGTGCTTCCGGCATTAACAACATCTTTCTCTGAATTACTCCATTCGGTGGAATTATAGCCTTTAACAGAATGAATGTTTTCTGTATCTTCCGTTGCGCTTCCACTATTGGATCCGGATCTGCTGTCTACTGTGTTGCCTGTTTCAGTTATGGACGCATCAACATTCCACAAAGGATTGTATTCCGCTGTGACAGCATCATATAACCGCTGCCAGATCGGAAGTTCTTTCGCGCTCCATGCGGAGATCATATCCTTCATAATTTCTTCATTAGGATATAATAACTCCAATTCGCTGCACTGAAATAATATTTCTTTTATTACCACGTTTTTATCCATTCCGGTAGGAACAGTTAAACCAGAGAACACGCTTTGATCAGCATATGTATATTGATCATATAAACCATTAATACTCAATATTGCCATCGTTAACCACCTCATCATTATTAAACCGCAGATCACAAGTAATTTCAAGACCGAATAATTCGTTTGTCTGCTCAAGGCCGGCGCGGATCGTGTCCAACCATAATGATGCTTTTGCTTTTGTATCAATGTTATTGCTCATGATCTCGGACTGACTGACTCCAGATTCCTTTGCAATATTAACATTTGGGATTCCAATCTCAGTATTGAATCTACTATCAATCTTTGCAAGATCCTGCAGGATCCGATCGGAAATATAATTCTGCTGCAGATTCTGATTGAATGTGAACCAGCGCGGATCACCATCTTCACTGAATAATTTTTTATCCACGAATGTTGCTGGTTCTCCGGATGCCACCTGATCATACATCTTCTTAAATGATTCTGCAGCGCTCTTTGATTCTGCAGCGAAAACATAAGCCAGCTTGCTGTTTACCAGATTAACACCCAGCGCTTCTGTTGCAAGCGCCATAAGATCACCGTAATAAGCAACTATGTCCCATGCGGAACCATAATCAGGCTGCATCTTAATCAGGCTGCATTCCGTACCGATCTTAGGCTGCAGGATCCCTCGCAGCAACGGATTGGATATAACTGCATTTGTGGGCTGGTAGAATACGTTGTAACCGGACAAGCTGCAGTGTTGCGGTATGACTCCGAATTTGTTAGTATTGACCACTGCGACAAAACCGAAACAAAAGAGCGAATACATGAAATAATCAATATTCCAGTTTTTCGGGATCCCTTCAAACTTGAACACAGCAAGGATCTTTTGTAGCAAATATCTTCGAAAATAGAATGATAAACCGGTATCATTAACATGAATGGTTGATGGTTTTATGCTGCTGTTATATACATTGATATAATCATATGCTGCTGGTATTCCATTTTTACTAATCATATAATAACCCCCTTCTTCGGTCTAAATATCGTTTATATAACCAAAATGGTGCTTTCCAATATAATGGATGCCCTTGTATAACATTATCGAACATATCATGAATTGGATTTTTTATAACACCTCTCAATGTTACAGTATATCCAGTAACTGTTGTAAATTGATTATTGATTACTTCTGATAATGTAAAAGCACCACCTTCAATTCCACTACCTGTATAATTTCCAACGCTTTTATATTTCTCACCAATCAAAACCCGGAATGCACCGAGATCTGTAATACTTTGTGCTGTTTCAAAAGAATTCTCTGTAAATACTAAAGCACTACCTAAAATCCGCTGATCTATTGGAGTATGATTTGGATCTAACCTACCATAATTATCATCATTTTCAACATCCATATACGTTGTTACTGGATAAATAAAGTCCCATTGCGCATCATACCATTGAAAACCTCGCATATACCCCCAATCGCGAGTATCTGGATCTGATCTCAAATAATATGATACCTTTCCTAGATCATATGGATTTACTGTTGTAATAGTATCTACAATTTCCCAAAATCTCGCATATGCATAACATTCTAACGCCCACGTCGGATGAAAGTGTAGAAATGGGTTGCCATTAGGATAGCGATTATCTGTATAAAATTGCAGCGTATCCATATTTTTATCATTCACTCTGGGATGAAATATATAATCACTCATAATAAAAACCGCTTTCCAGATATTCGCGAACCATCCTGCATTCTTCTTTAGTGCCACCATCCAGCGCCACATCGCCATCCTGACACAGCATATAACCGCCCAGATCTGACGGATGCCTGCGCTCACATAACGGCCTGCCATTATGTGTAGGATCATCATCTACTGGTCTGAAAAACTGCAGTGATAATCTCATCGGATAATAGCTTTCCAGCGCTGTAAAGGATCCTTGCGATCCGATAGTGTTGGATCTAGGAATCAGTGAAGTAAAAGCATTACCGATTCCAGACAGAGCACCGATGAAATTTCCAGTTACTCCGGATCCGATCGCACCCAGCGCGGATGTTGCAGCACCAAGGAAATTTCTCGCCACCTGTGAAATCTGAATTGGCACACCCACTTGGGATTCAATGCTATTCAGGATCTCATTATTACATATCACTTCCAGCACTGCGCGACCTGTGAAAATGTCAAGGTGTATCAGTGTTGCGAGTTCAGATGAATTACATGTTACAGAAGTGTCAACCTCTATAACACCAAACGGTGCGATCTGAAGTGTCATAATGGTATATGGCGCCGCATTAACATAATTTCCTCTGCTATTTGTATCCGGATGTTTGTTTATCGTCCAAACATCTTCCACTGCAATTTCAGTAACATTTGGAATCTTTGCGCTTACTCCGCTTATATTCCAATCGAATATATTGATAGTGTTAACCGACGTTCCTGTTATATCTGACAATGGACGCGGAATAAATACCGCAGATCTTATATACTGGATCGGATCAATGATAGCTTTCTGCAGCGCCTGGGATGCATCGTCCCAGCTAAATCCATTTGCCTGCGTTATAGCTGTTGACATTAGTCTGGATAAGAATGTGGAAAGACTGTTTCGCCCCATCGCATAATATGTGATGGATCCAAACTGGCCATCTTGTGATACAATACCCAAAACATAACATCCGGTGTCTGGACCGCTCCATGGATCAGATTTACTGGTGTGCGTATAGCTGCAGCCAGTTTTCACCGGATATAAAGTGTCTGCAATATTCCCATTATAAGCATTTTCTGCTCGCAGTATATAAGGATTTGCAGCGCCAATTTTTGCTTTATATGTTGCAAGTACATCTACTTCCAGATAACCAGTCCACAAATTATTATCAAAGATCCATTCTCTGACCCAGTAAAAACGATGCTGGAATGTTGGTATATAAGCATGATTATACTGTGACGGATCGGATCCAGCACCTAAATGCAGTTCTATTTTAGGATTCAACACACCGGATCCGCGTAATATAACGCAATCAAATTCATGCATATCTGATACTGAATCGTGTTTTGTTGAATTTTCGCGTTTCGATATTTTGCTGAAATATATCTTGAAACTCATTTATAACACCTCTTTATAAAAGATGCCTGCCTACTGGCAAGGCGTAACCAGCAAGCAGGCGCTAGAAATATTTTAAGGAGACTCGGCCTTAATCGAGCAACAGAACGATTCCCTTTTCAGTAAAGTCATTCCAATAACGTTCGGTGAATACATGATTTGTATTCCAGTAACCGCCCTTTGTGTTGAATGGCGTTGTAGCAGACCAGTTATGCACAGTGGTATATCCCAGCGCATCTTCATCAAAGATAACACCGACCAGCTTGCTGATCGTCTGCGGTTCCTTTTCTTCAAGCGTCCCGTCTGTTTTCATCATAACCGGTGTTACTGAAAGCTGATCAGGATTATCGATAGCCTGCCAGTAGTTCACAGCTTCAACATCTGCAAGACGCAGGAAATCATCATGATAAGCATCTGCAAGCACTCTTGCGTTCATCTCATTTAAGATGGATGCCAGCATGTAGACCTTCTGATTCTGGTATGGTGTATGACGCATGACAACCTTATTAGCAACATTGACCTGATATTTTGCGGACCGTTCGGTCATGAGTCCGGTCAATGTGGCGATTCGTGCATACATCCATTTAATGAATCCAGGGAAGTTATCCGGATCCATGATCGTGGTGGCTGTGTAGCTGCCGCCGGTGACTGTATTATATTCAGTCAGGAGATGAACAATATCAACACCTGCCGCGACCTTGCCACCTACGAAATTAGCGATCGTCATTCTCGCCATACTTTCATGAGCTTGCTCGATCATGTCAGACTGGTTAGTCGTGACCATCGTCATAAAGCGTCCGAACTCGTCCGGACCTCTGAAAGCATTGTCAAGCTGATCTCTGAAAATGGTATATTCTTTACTAAATACATTCTGACCATAGAAATTGGTCTGCAAGATCTCCGGCTTGTTAACCTTGTACATATCAATGGACTGTCCATCAACTAGTTCAAAGCGCTTATCCTCGTCAAAATCCTTGTCAGCAATAGAAAGTTTCCGTGTAATGGATCCCCAACGCTGCGCGTCTGCCTGAATACCGGAAAATCTTCTAGTGTATGGTCTGATCGAAAAGATTGTCTGACTGATTACCTGACTGATCGCCTGAAGGACCGGATCGTAACCCTGACGCAGTGTTGTTTGTGCAACAGAGATAAAATCCGTAACATCTGTTGGAGCGATCGACGTTTCACCGGTCACCTGCTCCCTGATATTATTGAGCAAGGTTGCTGCCTGCTCAAAACTCATAGTATTAACGCTCATTATTTTTTACCCCCTTCTGGTTTTGTATACGGAGAAATGATCTCCGCCAAAATATCCTCGCTGGTTTTAGCTGTTGGCATTTTCTGCTGCGAACCACCAACCGCTGAAACATGAAATGCCTCAATAATAGATTTAAAACCATCATTGATCGCATTCTTTAGATCGTCAATTCCTTCTGATGGATCCGTTGCTTTCGGTTTTGGATCTGTTACTTTCGGTGCTGGATCCGCTTCTTTAGGTGTTGGATCTGCTTCTTTCGGTGCTGGATCTGCTGGTTTTGTTTCCATCGCCGGATCGCTGCCATTCGTATCTTTCGGTGCAAGAAGATCTTCAATTTCTTCTGCACTGAAACCTGCAGCAGATAATTTTACAACTGTTTTAATGTCAATCATTTTTCAATCTCCTGTTTACTTCTGCCTGTACTGCTTCATAATCTGAACCGAGTCGTTTTTTTCTTTCGGACCCGTTTCCATATTTGCCTTGCAGCACTTCATCCGCCAATTTATTTATTCTTTTGCGCTCTGCTTCTGCAGATTTTTCAACCTTATTATAATGTGGTGTTATATATCCGCGGATATATCTGCCATTTATATCCATAATACGAATACCGCATTTTGATTCTACACCTTTATTACATTCTAAAACTGTAAATTTATTTTTTTCAACCTTTATGACTAATCCTATATGATCCGGAGATCCAGTGTTATCACCTTTACCGGAATCCTGCCAGTCATACGCAACCCAGTAGCCATCTACCGGAATGGTTTTATCTGACTCTTTCCAGATCCCCATATTCTTCGCTTTATCCACCATATACGGTACACTAGCAGATAACGGGAAATATTTCTTTGCGTTGTCTTTGCCATATGCTTCAATAGCCCATGCGGAAATCCCTTCTGCACACCAAGGATCTGATATATGCGCTGTATATCCATTCGGTTTTACAGTGTTAAATATCTGGATCAGCTTCCTGTGACGGTCAGAATACTTTCTGCAACCTTCATATTTTTTAGCAACCTTGATTATCTTAATCATTTTCTTTCTGTATAAAAGCTGAAATAAGCAGCTTTAATTCTTTCAAAATTTCACTATTTTGCGCAACAGTGTTTTTCAGTGATTCCAATTCCTGATAATGTCGTTCGTCCCGTTTGTTAACATACCAGAACAATGCACCGCAGCAGGCAATCGGAAATCCTACATTTGATATAAATTCTGTTATGTATGTCAATGCCTGTTCCATCCTGATCAACCCTTAATCGGATGTGGGGATCATATCCTGATCATAGATTCGCGCGGCCTTCCGAGCCTGATCTTGCGCACCCCACACCCTTCTTTACATAATATACCATTCAAACAATGATTTGACAAGCATTGATTCAAATAATACATTATTGTTCATATATGCGATATACATAGTTCTACCCCAACGTTTCAGGAAGCGTTCAACTTCAACATCATCTGCAGCATATTTATCACACTTGCCTGCAGCATATTCCGTGACATAATATCTTCTATCTGATCTATGTTTGTATATGTAAATGTCACCCACACCACATAATATTTTATAGTCGCGTACATTCTGACTTTTAATTGACATAGTGCTGTTATACGCAAAACTATTGGATAGCGCCATAGATGCAAAATCTGATTTCTGCGTTAATTTATACAGCGCTGTGTTCTGCTTCTGTTTTGATATGCTGGATCCATCCAGCATAACTATACAGACTCCGCGTTCTTTATTTACATAAACCGGATTCTGTTTACTTTTCATTTTATCGCAAACATCTATCAATCCCAGTTCCATAAATATAGGATTCGAAATATCATTTGCATTTGCCAGCGCCAGAAGCTGCAGCGGATCGGATCCCTGCAGTTCCCTGTTTCGGTTCATTGTTTCGTATGCATTCAGAAATGCAGATCCTTCATTTTTAATTGGTCGTTCGTGTTTCTCCGGAATAAATTCATCATATATCAGAAGATCCAGATCTGACGCATCAAAACCTCGCAAATTTGAAACTGTGGATAACGCACAGGAATAACCTATACATTGATCTTCCAGATAAAAAGCGCTGCTATACTTATTCACAGAATCCACAGAGATTTCCACAGCCAGATCACGTTCAATAGGCTTGAATGGCGAAAACTCCTGCTTATTGATCAGATCAGCCTGACTCTGCGTCCTTCTCATTAGCATGATCTTTCTTTTATGTGTAACCGCATATTTCAGCGCACCATATGTTTTTCCGGTTCCGCGTCCACCGATCAGAAAGATAAACGGAACACCCACTGATAATATTGATTCAATATCCGCATAACCAGATTCCAGAAACCTTTTCATTTTATCACCATCACTCTCTTTTGGACAATCTTCTGTCCGCATTTTCGGCAATACAACTCATCAAACACCTCGCCAACATAGGTGTGACACTCAGGGCAGAGCAAACTGTCTTCTCTCCACGCTTCGTCCAACCGTCTTGATCCGTCAGAATCTGCTAAAAAATTGATAACTGGATTCTTCGGGATTTCTCTGCGGAGGGCTTCTATTGCCATGTCTAACGCTTCTTCGTATGGTCGTGGGTCATCATAATCTCCGTACTGGTCTGTCGGCATAAACGCAATGCTTATATGTTCAATCAATTTGATTGCTTCTTCTTCCCTTGTCATGATTTCGTCCCTCCATCATCTGATTCCTGTTGCGCTTTTACAAATTCAGCAGTTTTGTCAAGGCCAATTATGCCTAATACTTTGAGCCATTCCTTGATGGCTTGAATATGGTCATCATTCATTTTCGATGCCAATAGTGCTGTGATAGCAACGAACGAATTAAATGCGCTCCATACTAACAGTATCACGATAAAGATCGTCATGGTTCTCTCCTTTCACAAATATTAAAATACTGGGGTAGCATTCCACATACGCCCAGCATTTTAATTAGACCGCAAATCTCCTTGTTATTTAGAATGACACATCTACACTAACGAAATCTCTGCCGTTTTTAGATGTACCCTTTGTTACTGCAAGTTCGCCAACATCGGATCCGAAGTATTCCACGATCTCCTTAAACTTCCGGATGAATACCAGACTGATCGTTGAAAACAATTCTTCATCTGCTCTGATCGTCAGGATCTCCACCGGTTCGCCGTTCTGATCGGTTCCTTCATACAACACCCAGGCATCCGGAACGATCGCGCATCCTGCAAGATCAATCATTCTTTTCGTGTTGTCACTGGTCATCATAGCAAATGACTGTCTTTTGTTCATGTCCTCTGGAAATGATTTAATTAACTTCATGTTTAGATCTCCCTTCTAAAACAACATTGTAGATTTATCACTCTTAACCCAGCAGTTAGATCCATTCTGCTCACCTGATCCGTGATAGGATGTACAAATCATCTCAACATCATCCCTACCAAGCATATCCGCGAGAAAGAAACAAATTTCACTGACTGGGATATGATTCCTATAATTAATTCTTGTTTCACCTTTGATCTTCCAGTCTACATTGTAATGATCAAAATCTTTGCGATCTCTGCAAAACAGTTTTAACGCTGCTTTACCAATATCTGATCCGGTTCTGAATCCTGTCAACATTGTTACACCGCCTTTCTGCAACATCAGTTTTAACTTCTACTATATGTTACCATATAAATCATTATTCCGTCAAGATGAAATTATCGCGCCAGATCTCGCAGCGCTCAAGCAGCCTTCTGTATTCCCCTGTGATTCCTAACGTATATTCACTATCTGCAATTACTACATTGGAAGTTATGAGGATCTCATTACCTTCCCGGACCAGCTTCTGCAGCTTGTCCGGATCCGATTCAAAATCAATATCATTATAGATCGACTCTGTACCACCGGCAGCATGAAACACAAATCCTTCCTTGAATCGTTTCAGGCCACCTGCATTCTTTAATTCAATAGCGCCTTTACTCTTATTAACTCCGGCAACTGTGATTCCTATGGATCCATCCGGATACTCATAAGCATATTTTTTAGCACCCAGCGTCACAAAATGCCGATACACACCATCTAATTCGTATACGCCCAAATAGTGCTCATTACCTGCAGGATCGACCGCCACAGCGCCATTTTCTCGTGATAATGCCATATGATCATTATTATATCCATCAAAATTAACCTCACCAATATATTTTACTGAATCTGTATCGCAATATACAAATTGATTACCACACAACTTTATAGCTTTCTCTAACTCCATACGCGCCCAGGCTGTTGTCCATACACCCCATGCATAGTTCTGGAATGCTTTCCGGTTCGATTCTTCCAGCAGCTCCGGCTCTGGATCGTTGCGTTCAATAAAATTATCAATAAAATCAATACTCTGTTTCACTGGTGACTGGACGCTCATTCCATAAATACTATTCAGTTTGTTTTTAACCTTCATGTAATAGATCTCTTGGCCTTCAACACCTTTCAGTTTCGTCTTATCCTCAAAGTATTTCTGAACAGTGTTGCGTAATTGTTTTGGCAACAATCCATAACGCGCATGATAAAAATCAATGAATGTAATATCTGTAAAAGAATATTCATCCAGCAGGATCCGCAAATCAATATCGGTCAATGTTGTTTCCAAATATTCTGCAGACAGGATCCTACCATTATCAATATCAGGATATTTTACATTCCTGCATTTTGCCTTTGCAAGATATGGACAGCCCCACATAGGATCTGTTAGATGTATATCTGTAATTGCTACGCGCATAAGACAAGCGCGCTTATGCTTATCCATTTTACGCAGCACACGATCAAGATCCAACCGATCCGGATCTTCATGCAGCCAATGCGATAATGGAAATCTATGATTTAATTGTACATCTGGATATGATGAAACCCTATCATAGCTTGTTACATTCGGTATAATCTGATCCGTATAATATCTGTTTGCATGAGTGTTTCCACCTCTGAATGCTTCGCGTAGCATCTTAAATACTTCATAATCCGGAAGCTGATCCTGCAGATCTCGTTTATTATATGACCGCATCGCCTTCCTGACATCACGTCTAACATAGCCGGTGCTGGTCAAAGGCAGTGTATACAAATTATCCCCATCTGTTTCCATCTGGATCCGGAGCGCCTGGACAAGCCCCTTTACATCATTGATACAGTATTGCAGTTCCAGATCTGTTAGTTCAGTCCATGGGTATCGCATCTTTTTATAGTCAAAATCTTCACCGGACAGTTTTGCGTTTTCAACACCCATTTTCTTTGTAAACTGATCCAGACTCATATTGGTTAACATATAGCTGCAGCGATATTCAAATGTTTCAAACAT